TCTGCGGCCTTATAGAAAATGCTTTATGTAAAGATTTGAAAGTTGATCTTGGTCTTCAATATTTTCAAGACCTTGGTCCAAGACTCAAACGTATATTCACTGCTGTTGAACATAGAATACCTACCTATTTTCCTACATTCGATGAATATATCAATGGAGGATTCCCGCCTTTCACATTATCTGTTATCGTTGCTAAAATTCACGCCGGCAAATCAATGGCCATGGCGAACTTTGCCGCGCGGCAGGTATTACACGGCCATAATGTTGTTTTGTTGACTCTTGAAATGTCACAGGATATGTTTGCGCAGCGTTTCGATTCAATATATTCTTTATTAGATATAAACAGGATGTATTTATCAGGTAAAAACTTTGTTAATCTAAAAAATAAATTAACAAATGTTAAAGCTACACCCAACCGTGGTGAATTATATATTAAACAATATCCTACTGGCGCAGCGACTGTTGGAGATTTTAAAATTTATCTTAGAGAATTAAAAATGAGGGATATCCGGCCAGAAATAATTTATGTAGATTACATTAATTTAATGAAACCTGCTATGAAAACTGGAGATAGTTTATATTCATCAGTTAAAACTATTGCAGAAGAATTAAGAGCATTATCATTTGAATTCGAAGCACCCGTGGTATCTGTTAGCCAATTAAATAGGGAAGGATCATTTGTAGGATTCGAAGAAGTTGATTTCAATTATATTTCAGAAAGCCACGGCGTAGCAGCTACGAGCGATTTTATGAGTATATTTGGTGTTAGTCAAGATGCATTAATTTATGAAAGCGAGTTACATAATAAAATAGTTAAAAACAGGCTCGGCGGCCGCGTAGGTGATATTTTGAAAATGTATTATGATACGAGAAATCTGAAGATGTATGATCAAGAAGAAGAGGATTTATGGAAAAAGGATGCCGTAACTTCAGGCGATGGTAGGAACTTCGCTCCGCCGCCACGGGAAAATAACACACGAACAGGGAGAAGACGAAATGAATAATTATATTATGAAAATAAAAAAATTGCATCTGGATGCAATTATACCTGAATATGCTACAGAAGGATCAGTTGCTTTTGATTTACATTCTTTAGATCGATATGAAATATTTCCTGATTATCAAAAATTAATAAGAACAGGTTTATCAGTAGAAATTCCTATAGGATTTGAAATGCAAATCCGTCAACGCAGTGGACTATCTATAAAATATCCTAATTATATTATGAATAGTCCTGGGACAATCGATCAAGATTTTGTTGGTGAAATCCTAATACCCATTCGTAATAATAGTGAAAATAAATGGTACATAAGACATGGTGATAGAATTGCACAAGCAATTATTTCACCTATTATAAAAGTTAAATTTATAGAAGTTAATGATTTAAGTAAAACTAAAAGAGGCAAAGGTGGTTTTGGCCATACAGGAATATAATGAATATAACAACAATAGACCAAAGAGACGTTAATATAAACCAGGTAGAACCAAAAAAAGCAAATTGGGATAGATATATTCCCGCCGGAGCGGATCCTGCACGTTTGCAAAAAGATTTTGTGAAATGGTTAAACAAAATAGGAATGCCAAAATATTATACAAATGATGAAATGAAAGCAGCGCTTTTAAAAGATTTAATATATTTGTCAAAAATGGATTCTAAAGAATATACTTTATACAAAAAATATAAAGAAATCCAGAAAAAATATCCTGTCAAAAAACAAAATGATATATCATTTTTGTTTAAAACTGCTAATACAAAACAATTGGAAGATACAGCAGTTGCTGAAACAAAAGGTTTGATCTGGAGGCCAGAATCACCAGAAGATTATTTAAAACTGGAGCCTAAATTAATATATACTGAAAAGAAACCTTTATATAGTCAACGATGGACGCACCTACGAGAGTTTACCTCCACAATGACAAACAATCCAAATATAGGCAGAGACTTACGTTTTGTAATTGTCGATGCCCGTACAAGTAAATACCTTGGCTGTCTTTGCCTGTCAAGTGATTTTATGGACCTTACAGGCCGTGATAAATTTATTGGATGGAACAAAGAAATAAAAACGACCAATGCTATGATAAACCATACTGCTATTGGATCATCTATTGTACCAACACAACCACTGGGATATAATTATCTAGGCGGTAAATTGATGGCTTTATTAACACTTTCAAAGGAGCCTGAACAACGATGGGAAGAAGTTTATGATTGTAAATTAGCAGGTTTAACAACCACAAGTTTATATGGATCATATTCACAATATACGAATTTGAAATATTGGATCCATGAAGAAAAGGTTTGGAATGAAACTAAAACAAAGAAAATTAGAAATACATTTAAAACAAATGGATCAATCCGATATGAACCCGAAGAATATACAGTAAAAATGACCAGGGAATGGCTGAAATATAATTATCCATTGCGTTATTTTGAATGGTTTGCTGCAGCGAAAGATACCGGTTTGCCATTGAAACGTGATCATAAACAACGAGCCTTGACTTTTCTTTATAACAAGATTGGAATTGATAATAAATACACAGAAGCAAAACATGAACGCGGTGTTTTTTTCTGTCCATTATTCGATAATTCTTTAGAATTTTTGAGAATGGAAATCGGTGCTCAACAATTAACAGAAGAAACAAGACGTTTTGATAATTCCGAAGAAGCATTAACTGAAATATGGAGAGAAAAATATGCCTGTAAACGCATAAAAAATATAATAGAAAAGAATGCATTTATGACTGAAACGTTATTTTATGATGATTTGCCATTTATGAAATGGGAAGAAGTAAAAGAAAAATATTTACCAGAGGTAGGTAGAGGAAAATAATGGATATTGAAGAAAAATATAATAAATGTGTTACAGCAATGAAGTTTATAAAAGATATTGTGGTTTGTTCGTATGATGAAATTATTGAAATTCAAGAAATTATTTTGCAGACACTGAAAGAAATAGGGGAAAATGACCGAACTTAAAAAAAGGATTATTGAAAACTTTGAACATTTATCACATTTATCTCCGCGGGAATATCTCGTATATAGAAAATGGGAACAACTAAATTCAACCAGATTCACACCAGAGGAAAAAATTAGACTTTCACAGTTAAAAAATTCTCTTTGGTATCCTGAACATCCAGATGATTATTTAAAAATTCAACCAGATTTAATTTTTGCTGATAACAAAGCTGATACTGAGACATGGACAATGTTGCGAACATTTATCAGTGGACATATTTACAACCAAAATGTTGGCCGAACAATGCGATGTTTTGTTATTGATAGAAATTCGGGCAAATACCTTGGTGTTTTAAATTTGGCATCAGATTTTATTGTCATAGGTCCAAGAGAAAAGTATATTGGATGGACAAAAGATAATAGAACAAAGGATAAACGTTTAAATTTTCTTGCTATGGCACAAACTATTTGTCCTACCCAACCATTTGGATTTAATTATACAGGCGGAAAACTAATGGCCCTTGTGACATGTTGTGATAAATTTGTAAACCGTTGGAATGCCAAATACAACAAACAGGCATTGATAGGAATTACAACTACCAGCCTATTTGGAAGACCATCACAGTATACACGATTGAAATATTGGCACGATTGCGGTGATACAACAGGTCAACAATATCTTGAACCTTCAGAACACATTTACCAAGGTATGAAAGAATGGATGAAAACCCGATATAAAAAAGAATATGATATTATTATTGGCGCAGGTACCGGCAAAGTTGTATCAAGACCTAAGTCACGGGTTGTTAGTTTTGTATTAAATAAATTGTCAATATCTGCGCCGAAAAATAATGCGCCTCGTGGAGTATATTTTTGTCTTTTATATAAGGAAGGTTTGCAATTTTTAAGGATGGAAAAACAGAAAATCCTGGCGGAACCATTGTTTGATAATAGATTAGAAGTCTTATTTGATATGTGGAAAACCAGGTATGCAAAGAATAGAATAAAAAACACAAAAGATCGGATCGGCGAACATCTATTTTATGATGATTTAGTCGGTATCTCCTGGCGCGCAGCCAAAGAAAAATATGGAGGAAAATGAGTTTTACAAATGTACATTATAATTCCAGAAATGGTATTATGCATTTATGGGAAGAAATTATTGGTGAACGATTTTATGATAAAGTAGAATGGATTCCATATGTTTATTTGCCTACTGATGAATCTGATATTCACACAATCAACGGGCAACCAGTTATTAAAAAAAACTTCCTTCATTATAATGATTATTATGATTTTCAGAAGAACCATGATGGTGATTCAAATGTTTTTGAAAATAAGGTAAAAGCAGAAACTCAATTTTTGGTAGAAAGATATCATAAAATTCCAGACGATGAAATGCCGGTGCCTAAATTGTTAATTTATAATATAGATATTGAAGTTGAATCTGATGAAGGATTTCCTACAGCTAAAGAAGCCAGATTCCCAGTGGTTCTGATATCAATTAACAATAATAAAACATCAAAAACGATAACCTGGGGGTGTAAACAATACACAGGTAATTCAAAAGTTGATTATAGACAATGTATCACAGAACGAGACTTATTGGATAAATTTTTTGAATATATGTATAAAAACGCACCAGATGTAATTACAGGTTGGAATGTTTATTATTTTGATTTAGTTTATTTGATACAAAGATCAATAAAAATATTTGGGCCTGAAACAAAAATATTTATGAAATTGTCGCCTATTTATGATGTTAGAATATGGCCAGAAAAAAACGGTGAAATGCAATTTGACATCGGCGGCGTCAATATAATTGACTATATGGATATTTACAAATGGTATTCACCCAAAAAACTTGAACGATATACTCTTGACTTTGTTTGTAATTATGAATTACAGACAGGCAAATTACAATATGATTTTAATTCATTGAGAGAACTTTTAAAAAATGATTGGAATACATATGTTGATTATAATATTACAGATGTGGATTTAGTAGACCAACTGGAGAAAAAACTAGGCTATATACGGTTGATTCAAGCATTATCATTATTGTGTAAATGCCCGATGAAATATTATCAGGCCATGACACAGTTGATTGAAGGTGCTTTATTAACTTATTTCCGTAGGAATGATATGTGCGCGCCTGCTCACATCGGCGGGCACCAAAAATATTTCCCGGCAGCATATGTTAAGGAACCACAGATAGGAATGCATAATTGGATCTGCGATGCCGACATTACATCTTCATATCCTAGTGCCATAATTACACTGAATATGTCAAACGAAACATATTTTGGCAGGATAACAGGACTTTCAGAAGTTCAAATTGTGGAATATACAAGACAACGTGAATTCCCTGATTTTCATCTATCAAAATCCGGGAATATTAAACATTATAAACATAATGATTTGGAAAAATTTAATATAGCCCTGAAAAGAGGATTATTTGCTATTGCTCCGTGTGGTTCTATATTCACAACCCACAAACCTGGAGTTATTGCAGCAGTGGAAAAGGCTATATTTTATAAACGAAAAGAAGTAAAAAATAGGATGAAAGAAATTAGAAACAAGGCTGTTGAAATGTCGGATTGTCCGGAGAAAGATGAATTAAATGAACGAGCAAAAGAGTTGTTTTCATACCAGTGGTCCATTAAGATCATTCTTAATGCCATGTTCGGTATTATGGCTGTCCCCTATTCAAGATATTTCGAAACCAATATGGCTGAGGCAATAACGTCTTGTGGCCGCCACACAATAATTCAAGGTGAAAAATTTGTAAATGAATTATTAAATAATATAAATACTAACAAAGAATTAAAAAACATTTTATTGGAATTAAAATAAATGCTTTGTTAGGGGATATGAAACGAATATTATTTAATGAAATTAAAAAATCATTTGAAAAGGAAGGATATAAAGTTTTAACAAAAGAAAATGAATATAAAGGAGCCTGGTCAACTAAAATAGAATTTATTTGTCCAAATAATCACAAATATGAAATGGTATATCCATCATTCAGAAAAGGACACCGATGTAAAATATGTATGATTAAACCATTTAATGAAATTAAAAAATCATTTGAAAAGGAAGGATATAAAGTTTTAACAAAAGAAAATGAATATATAAACACAAGAAAAACATATATAAAATTTTTATGTAATAATAATCATACAGGAAAAATAGAATGGAATAATTGGTTACACGGCGGGAAATGTTCAAAGTGTAATTATGTTAGTTTTGAACATATTAAAAATTCTTTTGGTAAAAAGGGATATAAAGTTTTAACAAAAGAAAATGAATATATAAACACAAGAAAAACATATATAAAATTTGAATGTCCTAAAAAACATATACATATGATTAAATGGAATAATTGGCAGCAAGGTCAAACTTGTAGATTTTGTTATCATCACGAATATGATGTAATTAAAAAATCATTTGAAATTAAAGGATATGAATTATTAACAAAAGGTAATACAACAATACAAACTTCTGAACGAATCTTTTATAAATGCCCAAATGGCCATATTTCAAATGCAAAATTATATAATTGGTTAATTGGTTTTGGTTGTAGATATTGTAATTCTTCAATAAGTGAAAATGAAATCAAATTATATGTTGAATCTTTAGGAATAAAAATAATAGAAAATGATAGAACACAAATATTAAATCCATTAACAAATAAAAATCTTGAATTGGATATTTGGATTCCAACATTAAATAAAGCAATTGAATTTAACGGCGATTACTGGCATAGTAGAAAACGGACAATAAAAACAGACAAAATTAAAAAAGAAGAATGTGAAAAACAAAATATAGATTTATTGGTTATATGGGAACACGAATGGGGTCAATGATAAAGAAAAAATATTAAATAAAATAAAAGGATTTTTAAATGAATAATACAGAGGTAAAGAATGTAGGCGATATTGATTATGTCGCCTACATTTGACGGAAGTTGATACGGATTCCCTTTTTATAAACATTGAAGAATTTATATTAAACAACATAGAAGATTCATCAAAATGGTTAACTTTATCAGATGAAATTAAAATTGAATATGTTTTAAAAATATCAAAAGTTATTGAAAATTATGTAAATGATAGAATTTTCAATGAAACACAACTTATTGATTATGCATCCCAGGTTAACGATTTCCGTATAATGTTCAAACAAGAAATAATTGCCAAATCTGCCCTTTTTTGTAAAAAGAAAAAATATGCCTGCTGGATCGTAAATGAAGAAGGTACACCAACAGATGAACTTGCAGTAAAAGGCCTTGAAATCGTTCGATCCGATTCTGCCGAGGCGATTAGGTCAAGACTCAGCCATATATATGAATTAATAATGAAACAAGCACCAGATTCTGATATTCAAAAACTTATTCAAAAATATAAAGCTGAATTAAAAAGTGTTTCTCCAGAAGATATTGCGGCCAATATCGGCATTAACAATATAAACAAATATTTATCAACAGGAAAGCCTTTAAAAGGCACGCCGTGGCATGTCAAAGGTGTACACAATTATAGAATATTATTGAAAATGTTTAACCTTGAAGGTAAATATGAAAATATTGGAGAAGGCGGTAAAGCCAAAGTTGTATATATCAAAAGCAATCCATTTAATATTGACACATTAACATTTAAAAAGTGGCCTATTGAATTTGATAGATATTTGGATATTGATAATGAATTGATGATTGATAAGTTTTTTATCAAGAAAATCGGATTTTTATTAAACCCTATGAATAAAATACATTTGATGCAGCCGGATAAATCAGCATTATTTGCACTTTTTAGTTGACATTTTATTTTTATTGTATTAGAACTGTTTTAGACAATTTAAAAAAGGAGAAAATAATGACTAAAGAAAAATTAGGAAATGCTATTACGGGGTTTTGTATTGGTTTGTTATTTATTCTAATAATTGTTATGTAATTAAACCATAATAGGCTTTTCTGATCCGTCTAATTTTGTTGAAGGTGTGCGGAATGTTGTTGTAAGTGAACCTTCTCCTGCTCCCAATATACGGGGTTTTTCACTGCGCATAAAAACTTTACCATCTTGGTCAGCAGTTACAGATGTTACTCTTTCAGTATCATGTAATACTCTTACACTATAATTTGTAAGTTGATCTGAATAAAAATTATTATCTTTAAAAACTTTTTTTAAACGTGGTATATCTTCTGCTGCTGTTGCGCTAATTATCTCGGCTTGAATTGCCTTATTCTTGGGTTTCAAGAAAACAACTTGGTTCCAACCATTCTTATTAAAAAATCTTTTTACTTTGCCGGCAGCTTTATTTTTATCAAAATCTGCCGGTAATTTTTTTGTATCCCATGGTAACATTTTGGTTATTTCAACCGAAGATGCTATCCATTTTGCACCGTGGACTTTTATATTGATTTTTTTATTTGCAAAAAGTTTTTTCCATCCAGAACCTTTAGTTTCAATATCAAACACTTTGCCAGCATAATTTTGTTCTGTGAAATCCAATCCAACTAAACCTAATGCTTTTATAAAAATTCTTTCAAAAGCCTTACCTTTTGCGCCTAAATCCAGTAAATTGGCTTCATCTATTAAATAATTTTCAAATCTCATTTGATCCTATTTTAATCTATGTGTATGTCCTGATGCAGACATAACAACCATTGCTTTTATTTTATGTAGATGCCCATTAGCCATTCCTGTACCACCGTTACCTGTCATTCTATCGATAAAATAATCATGGATATGGCCGTTATCTTTTGTTGTGTTGCCTCTTTCTTCACCATAACTTGAACCTTTATCGGTTTCATGAACGTCATAGGAGGCGCCTCCTTTGGCTTTTTTCTTTTTCTTGCGATATTGCATGCCCATTACTTGACCTTGCGGTAAGGCAACATCTCCTGTGCAGGTAGTATCATTTATCAGTGTTTCAAGACGTTTGATTATATCATCTTCTGATTCAT